GCTGGCAGTGGTTGAACAGGCGCTTAACAGTGAGAACGTGCGGCCGGTTGCTGACCGTCTGACGGTGCGCAGCGCTGAAATTATTCCGTACAGCGTGGATGCGACGATTTTTCTTTACCCTGGGCCAGAAGCTGAGCCGGTGATGGAGGCGGCAAAAGCCAGCCTGCAGAAATATATCGCCAGCCAGACGAGGCTGGGGCGTGATATTCGCCGCAGTGCTATTTATGCCGCGCTGCATGTTGAAGGTGTGCAGCGTGTTGAGCTGGCCTCGCCGCTCGCTGATGTAGTGCTTGATAAGACACAAGCCGCTTCATGTACAGAATGGAGCGTAACCAACGGGGGAACGGATGAATAGTCTGCTGCCTCCTGGCTCATCGCCGCTTGAGCGCCGACTTGCTCAGACCTGCAGCGGCATTTCCGATCTGCAGGTGCCGCTGCGGGATTTATGGAACCCGGCAACATGCCCGGTCAAGTTTCTGCCGTATCTGGCGTGGGCCTTTTCGGTTGATCGCTGGGACGAAGGATGGGCGGAGAGCGTGAAGCGCCGTGTGGTGCAGGATGCGTTTTATATCCATCAGCACAAGGGCACAACCAGCGCGGTGCGGCGTGTGGTGGAGCCGTTCGGCTTTCTGATCCGAATCATTGAATGGTGGCAGACCGGCGAGGCACCGGGCACGTTTCGCCTGGATATTGGGGTGCAGGACCAGGGCATAACAGAGGAAACCTATCTGGAGCTGGAGCGCCTGATTGGTGACGCCAAACCCTGCAGTCGGCATCTGATCGGCATGTCCATAAATCTGCAGACGAGCGGGCCATATTTTGTGGGAGCAGCCACTTATACCGGCGAAGAAATCACGATTTACCCGTATATCAACGAAACCATCATTTCCGGTGGCACTGCCTACGAGGGCGGCGCCGTCCATGTTATCGACACAATGAGAGTGAACCCATGAGCGCAAAATTTTATACCCTGCTGACGGATATTGGCGCGGCGAAACTGGCAAGCGCTGCCGCGCTCGGTGTTCCGCTGAAAATTACCCAGATGGCGGTGGGGGATGGCGGCGGCGTGCTTCCAACTCCCAGCGCACAACAGACGAAGCTGGTTTCCGAAAAGCGGCGCGCTGACCTGAACATGCTTTACATCGATCCGCAAAACAGCAGCCAGATTATTGCTGAGCAGGTGATTCCTGAAACTGAGGGCGGTTGGTGGATTCGTGAAGTTGGGCTGTTCGATGAAACGGGCGCGCTGATCGCAGTGGGGAACTGCCCGGAGAGCTACAAGCCGCAGCTGGCAGAGGGAAGCGGCCGCACGCAGACAGTGCGCATGGTACTGATTACCAGCAGCACCGATAACATTACGCTGAAAATTGATCCGTCCGTAGTGCTGGCTACCCGAAAATATGTGGATGACAAGGTGCTGGAACTGAAGGTGTATGTAGATGAGCTGATGGCGGCGCATCTTGCTGCAGCTGATCCGCATACGCAGTATGCGCCAAAAGCCAGCCCGACGTTTACCGGCACCCCAAAAGCCCCAACTGCGGCTGCAGGTAACAATACCACTCAGCTAGCCACAACTGCGTTTGTGCAGGCGGCTCTTATCGCCCTGGTGAATGGTGCCCCGGCTACGCTGGACACGCTGAAAGAAATTGCTGCGGCTATCAACAACGATCCTAATTTCAGCACCACCATTAATAACGCGCTTGCACTCAAAGCCCCACTGGCAAGCCCGGCCCTGACCGGAACACCGACGGCACCCACAGCTGCACAGACTGTCAACAATACGCAAATTGCCACCACTGCTTTCGTTAAATCAGCTCTGGCTGCGCTTGTTGGCTCATCACCTGCGGCGCTTGATACCCTGAACGAGCTGGCGGCGGCGTTAGGAAACGATCCTAATTTTGCCACCACCGTGACAAATGCGCTGGCAGGCAAGCAGCCACTTGATGGCACGCTGACAACCTTGTCTGGAAAGACCGCTATGGGGATTATCGAATACCTTGGTTTAGTGAATTCTTCAGGGATGGTTGGTCGACTCGTCAGTATTAAGAAATTCACCGCGAGTGGAACATACACACCAACAGCAGGTACGAAGTTTATTAGGGTCAGACTCGTTGGCGCAGGTGGTGCAGGTGGGGGCGCTGCCGCCTCTACCGTTTCAGGCTATCTGGCAGCCGGGCGCGGAGGTGGAGGTGGCAGTTATGGTGAAACGACATTGATTGATGTCACCTCAGTCTTATCTGTCGTGGTTATCGTCGGGGGTGCTGGAGTTGGGGCTGCCGGAAGTTCAGGAACAGCCGGAGGTTCATCCTCATTTGGTAGTTACATCATAGCACCAGGCGGTGATGGCGGCGGTATGGGGGCATCAGGGCCAGCTAACAACAGCCTTGTATCTGATTTGGGCAACTCTGGAAAAGAATGCACCGGAACCGATGTTTTAATTTCAATTCCGGGAGAGGGGGGCGGCGGACAGATGTCTTTATCCACAGGAACAGCTAAAGGTGGTCATGGCGGTTCTTCAATTTTGGGAACAGGCGGCTCGGCTTATACCGCAAATCAACAGGGCGGTTATGGTTGGGGCTTTGGCGCCGGTGGTGCCGGGTCTGTTACTGTGTACGCACAAGGCACATCAGCAACGGCGGGTGGACATGGCAGTAACGGAATTGTCATCATTGAGGAGTATGCCTGATGCAAAATTATGCGTTAATCAAAAATGGTGTCGTTGAAAACGTCGTTATCTGGGATGAGCATGGAGATATATTTGACGATTACACCGTGGTCAATTTAGAGGGTCTTTTAGCCGGTATTGGTTGGGCTTATGACGGCGAAAAGTTTACCGCACCACCAGAACCTGAACCTACTCACGATGAGCTTGTTCAGCAAGCTGAAATCCATAAGCAGGAATTAATCAGCGATGCCAATAATTATATTGATAGCAACCAGTGGCCTTCGAAACTGGCACTTGGACGCCTGTCGGATGCAGATAAGCAGTCATTTAATGAATGGCTTGATTATCTTGATGCGCTGGACGCGGTAGATATATCTGCTGCATCTGATGTGAACTGGCCCAGCCGCCCTGAGAAATGAATATGCCCCGCACCTGCGGGGATTTTTTGACCCCTTTCATTGTATCATTCCCCACACATAGCCAGGCGCGTGCGCCGCGCGCATATCAACCAGAACATAGGCACTCCCCCTGTAAATCGGAGAGGCTGCCTTATGGCTAAGGATTATCACCACGGTGTGCGCGTCGTTGAGGTCAACGATGGCACCCGCCCAATTTCAACAGTAAGCACGGCAATTGTCGGTATGGTCTGTACCGGCGATGATGCAGATGCGTCCGTGTTCCCCCTCAATAAACCGGTCCTGCTCACCGACGTGCTGACCGCCAGCGGTAAAGCAGGCGAGTCTGGCACGCTGGCCCGCTCGCTGGATGCAATTGCCGATCAAGCTAAACCCGTGACCGTCGTTGTGCGCGTTGCACAGGGTGAAACCGAAGCGGAGACAACCTCCAACATTATCGGCGGCGTGACAGCTGACGGTAAAAAAACGGGTATGAAAGCGCTGTTATCTGCGCAGTCTCAGCTCGGCGTTAAGCCGCGCATTCTGGGCGTGCCGGGGCATGACACGAAGGCGGTTGCCACTGAGCTGCTGAGCGTGGCGCAGAGTTTGCGCGGGTTCGCCTATCTGTCAGCCTACGGCTGCAAAACGGTAGAGGAGGCCATTGCCTACCGCGCTAATTTTAGCCAGCGCGAGGGAATGCTGATCTGGCCTGATTTCATCAGTTTTGACACCGTGCTGAATGCTGACGCAACGGCTTACGCCTCAGCCCGTGCGCTTGGCTTGCGTGCCAAAATTGACGAACAGACCGGCTGGCACAAATCCCTGTCCAACGTAGGCGTGAACGGCGTCACCGGCATTTCTGCGGATGTGTTCTGGGATTTGCAGGACCCGGCAACCGATGCGGGGCTGCTGAACCAGAACGATGTCACCACGCTGATCCGCAAAGACGGTTTTCGCTTCTGGGGTTCCCGCTGCCTCAGTGACGATCCTCTGTTTGCCTTTGAAAACTACACCCGCACCGCGCAGGTACTGGCTGACACCATCGCAGAAGCGCACATGTGGGCGGTGGATGGCGTGCTTAACCCGTCGCTGGCCCGAGACATTATCGAAGGTATTCGCGCCAAACTGCGCAACCTGAAAACGCAGGGCTACATCATCGGCGCCGACTGCTGGCTGGATGAGTCTGTAAACGATAAAGATTCCCTGAAAGCCGGGAAGCTCACTATCGATTACGACTATACGCCGGTACCACCTCTGGAAAACCTGATGCTGCGCCAGCGCATCACCGATCAGTATCTGCTGGATTTCTCCAGCCAGGTCAGCGCATAAGGGGACAAAATGGCTTTACCACGCAAGTTAAAACACCTGAACCTGTTTAACGACGGGAATAACTATCAGGGGATTGTTGAGTCCCTGACCCTGCCTAAATTTGGCCGCAAGTTTGAAAAGTATCGCGGCGGCGGTATGCCCGGTTCGGCGGATATTGATCTGGGGCTGGATGATGGCGCGCTGGACACGGAATTTTCAATCGGCGGCACCGAACTGCTGTTGTTCAAGCAGATGGGTAAAGCCACCGTTGACGGCATCCAGCTGCGTTTCACCGGCTCCATTCAGCGTGACGATACCGGCGAAGTGCAGGCCGTTGAGCTGGTTGTGCGCGGGCGACATAAAGAGGTCGATTCCGGCGAATGGAAAACCGGCGAGAGCAACACCACAAAAGTCAGCAGCACCAACAGCTACGCGAAGCTGACCATTAACGGAGAGGTGCTGTATGAGGTTGATGTGATCAACATGATTGAAATCGTTGATGGCGTGGACCTGATGGAAGAACACCGCAACGCCCTGGGCCTCTGATCTACTTAAAGGCGCGGGCAGCCGCGCCAGTACCTTATTAACAGGAAATGACAATGAGCGAACAACTGACTGAAAAAACCGTACAGCTGGACACCCCAATCAAACGCGGTAAAACCGAAATTGCCGAAATTGTGCTGCGCAAGCCGCAGTCCGGCGCGCTGCGTGGCACCCGTCTGCAGGCGATCATGGATATGGACGTCGGCGCGATGATGACGATTATTCCCCGCATCTCCACGCCCGCGCTGACCGCTCAGGAAATGGCTGAAATGGACCCCGCCGATCTCACCGCGCTGTCGGTTGAGGTGGTCACTTTTTTGTTGAAGAAATCGGTGCTTGCCGGTTTGCCGACAGCCTGACGGTAGAAGACCTGGTGGCTGATATCGCCACCATTTTTCACTGGCCGCCGTCCGTCACTGACGTTATGCCTCTGACCGAAGTGCTGGAGTGGCGGCATAAAGCGATTCAGAGAAGCGGGGCCAGCGATGAGTGACACTAACCTGCGTTTGCAGGTAATTCTAAATGCGGTTGATAAGCTCACCCGCCCATTCCGATCAGCGCAGGCCAGCTCTAAAGAGCTGGCTACCGCCATTCAGCAAAGCCGCGCAAGATTAAAAGAACTGGACGCCCAGGCGGGCCGTATTGACGGTTTCCGCAAGGCAAGCGCGCAGCTCGCCGTCACCGGCAACAGTCTTAAAGCCGCACGCGAAGAAGCGGCGAAACTTGCCACGCAGTTCTCGGCAACTAACCGCCCGACGGCGGCGCAGGCTCGTCTGCTTGAGCAGGCAAAAAACCGCGTTAACGAGCTGCAGAGCAAATATAACGGCCTGCGTCAGTCGGTGCAGCGTCAGCGTCTTGCGCTCAATGAGGCCGGGCTGGACACCAAAAAGCTGAGCAGTGCACAGCGTGAGCTGCGGCAGAATGCCGACGAAACCCGGCAGGCGCTGGACCGACAGCAGAAATCCCTTAAACGCCTGGGTGAGCAGCAGGCCCGTATGAACGCCGTCCGCGATCAGTATTCGCGGCGTCTTGAGGTGCGGGATCGTATCGCGGGCGCGGGAGCAACGACTACTGCCGCCGGGCTGGCGATGGGCGCGCCGGTGATGGCAGCCGTTAAAAGCTATGCCAGCATGGAAGATGCGATGAAAGGCGTGGCAAAGCAGGTTAACGGGCTGCGGGACGACAACGGCAACCGCACAAAACAGTTTTATGACATGCAGGATGCCATCAAGGCCGCCAGTGAACAGCTGCCGATGGAGAATGGCGCCATCGACTATGCCGCGCTGGTTGAAGGTGGCGCCCGCATGGGCGTGACAAACCAGAACGATTCTTACGAAGACCAGAAGCGTGACCTGCTGGCCTTTGCATCCACTGCTGCAAAGGCCGCAACGGCATTCGAGCTGCCCGCTGATGAGCTGGCGGAGGGGCTGGGGAAAATCGCGCAGCTCTATAAAGTGCCGACCCGCAATATTGAACAGCTTGGCGATGCCCTGAACTACCTGGACGATAACGCCATGTCTAAGGGCGGCGATATCATCAATGTGCTGCAGCGCATGGGCGGCGTGGCTGACCGGCTTGATTTCCGCAAGGCGGCCGCGCTGGGTTCTACCTTCCTGTCTCTGGGCGCCGCGCCTGAAATTGCCGCCAGCGCATCAAATGCGATGGTGCGCGAACTGTCGATTGCAACCATGCAGAGCAAGCGGTTCATGGAAGGTATGGATCTGCTGAAACTCAATCCAGAAGAGATTGAAAAGCAGATGACAAAGGACGCAATGGGGACCATTCAGCGTGTGCTGGAGAAGGTCAACAAACTGCCGCAGGACAAGCGCCTGTCCGCCATGACGATGATATTTGGCAAGGAGTTTGGCGACGATGCGGCGAAGCTTGCAAACAACCTGCCGGAGCTGCAGCGACAGCTGAAACTTACCTCAGGCACTGAGGCTAACGGCTCCATGCAGAAGGAATCCGATATCAATAAGGATTCACTTTCCGCGCAGTGGTTGCTTGTTAAAACGGGCGCGCAGAACGCTTTCAGTAGCCTGGGTGAAACCCTGCGCCAGCCGCTGATGGATATCATGGGGTACGTCAAAAGCGTTACCGGGGCACTGCGTCGATGGGTTGAGGCTAACCCGCAGCTGGCGGGCACGCTGATGAAAGTGG